TCTTGTCCGTGCAATAAATCCAGATGTGCCAGCATAGCCATCTCATTTCGCACACTTGTAGCAGAAGAAGAGAATGCTCTGGCCATCGATGCGCTCCATCACGCCTTCGATCTTCGGCACTGCTCGATTGCACTTGTCGCAGTAATCCCAGTCACCAGCTTGAAAGACTTCTATCGCTCCCATGGCTAGACCTGTGGCTTCCAGTGGCCGCCGCTGGTCATGACATACCAGAGCGGATCACATTGAGAAGCTTTGCTCTTCTCTGTGCAGCTGAAATTCGCCCATGCTTTGCCAGTCTTTGAGCTAACGCCTTCACGCCACACGCGTGTGCCATGTTGGCAGCGTGGAGCTTCTGCCATGACTTCAGCTCCAATCTTGTCCGTGATGGCTTCAATCGCTGATCCGATATTCGGCACTCCGATGTCTTTAGAGATTGCCCACGGATCTACATCGATGACCGGAGTCGAGTGCTCGACTTGTTCCATATTCTGACGAGTCGGACGTGCATTGGATACACCATCCGGCAGATTGATCGCACCGAGTACGAGATTCAAAGCGCGTCCAATTGCAGAGCTGACCGTATCTTCGACGTACCATTTTTTCATCTGGACGTTGTAGGTCGAGACGTGTCCGAATGCGTAATCGATGCCGGCTGGCAGTGTGTCATCGCTCTGACGATAGACGCGAGCTTCTACCAAGATGTAGCCATCCTTAGCACTGAAGTCGATGATCGATGTCTCGATGCGGCCAGTGCTGAAAGTCTTTTGAAATCGCGTAATTCTGGCGGCGATGTCTTCGTATCCGTCCAAGAAGCTCATCGTGAGTTCTCCTTGCTTGCGATGTGACGTGATACTGCACGGCCGCGGAGATAACCTTCACGCTGGCCATCTTTGAGTCCGATTGAATATCCAATCATTGTGAAAAGACCGATGGCCAAGATTATGGCGATCCACATCTGCACGAATTCGAATGTAGTCATGTTATTGCTCCCGAATCTGAGAGCCGCATTTCAGCTCCCTGCGGTAAGCGTGACGGATGAAGCTGACATCGTCAAGAATCGCGCTCGACTTTCGGCGTGTCTTCCGGCGATTTTGGCTTGTCTTTGAGTCCGTTTGATGCCAAGACTGATCCCAGAGCTCCAGTCAAGAAGATCGTGAGCGTTGAAAGAAGCTCGATGAATGCCCTGTCATTAGGAGCTTGATCTCCAAGCGGCTGAGTCACGAAGATCAGCGCGTACAGCATTCCGAAGACTGAGAAGCAGAATGTGGCAGCTAGCACGACTCCGATGAATACGATAAGCCGAGCTTTAAGCTGCTCATTCGTGTAGCGACGAGATTGCTTCACGTGGATCATGCCCGAAGATGTCTTCCGTACATATACCGCTGGCTTTGCACTGCGGCGGATTGCATTCCGGAGTATCCCAGTTTTCGAAGAGTTGGCAGTCATATCTCGTCCATCCTTGGTAAGCGCACGACGACAACGAAAGGACTAGCCCCATTCCAATCGCTGCCGCCAGTGCTTTCCGGATCACTTTCCCTTGGTGATTCCGAACGATGCGTCTGATGGATTTAAGAATCGAAGAATTACCGGCAAGACGGCCGCAAGACCAGCCATGCCAATAGTCTTCGGATCTGTTACTCCGGCCATATAGACCGCTAGTGATGCGGCTAAGAATGAGCGAAGCCACGATGCTGCAAGTGCTTGGATTTGTTTCATTTCTTTTTGTTACCTTTCTTGGGAGTTTCATCTGGAATCTCCACACTTGGAAATTCTCCCGAATAGGCGACAAGCTTTGGACGACCGAATCCGACAATTTCTTTGCCGATGTTGCGACGTTTAATCATGACCATTCCGCCATTACGCTGATCTCCACTGCCGGACGTGTTGCCTTCGATGCAGATCACTGAATTGATTCCAGCTTTGACGACGATGCCGATGTGAGAAATCCGGTCGATTCCGTCATGTGGAAAATCCATGAAGCAAAGATCGCCGACTTGTGGCTTGTCTGCAATCCAGCGTCCAAGATCTTTCATCTTATTAGCTCCGGCAGCTGTTGAGACCATTGATGGAATCTTGACGCCAGCTTGATCAGCGCACCAATTGACGAACGATCCGCACCATGGCAAGCCATCGGCCTTCATAAATTTTCCGTACTTGGTCAGATTGTCGCCTTCTTCAATCGTGCCGACTTCTGCCAGTGCCACTTCGACGAGTCGAGCAGCTGTGCCAGTTGGATACGTCATCCGAGTAGAAGCTTCGCTTGCTCTTCTGTGATGCCTAGCTGTGCGAGAAGTGCTGCACGATCCGCGGCCTTCTGTGCTGTTGCGGCTTGACGCGCTGCCGCAGCTGTAGCGTCAGCTTCTATCTGAGCCAATTCTTCAGCATTAGCGTCGCGAGTAATTTCTTCGCCGGTTTCTGCATTGACGATTGTGACTTGTGGAATTGATGTCTTTGTCATTATTTCACTCCGTAAAGGACATAATTGCCCGATGTTAAATTGCCAGTTTCGGCAAGAATTGTAATTGAAGTAATCGCAGAAAGGCTTTTATAAAATCCAATAACGTTTCTAATGGTTGCCGATGTATTGTTCGCATAAGCCTGAATATCAGCAATTTTGTGAATGCTTGTGTTTGTGTAGTTGTAAATTCTGATATTTTCTTGGCTATAAGAACTTCCTGATGAAACTGCATCTCCGCTTGTACGCATAAAGTTTTGATCTGGCGTTGTAATTCCCGCGGCTGCATCTTGGCTATAAGTTGTTGCCATTGTGTAATTTGTGCCGCTGTCGCCGTTTAATCTAATTACTCCTGCGCGCCCTGCAGTAGCGTTCACTCTATTGGTGATGACCAAAAGTAAATCTTGATAAGAGCCTGAGATTGAACTTATTGTGACGCTTGCTCCCGAGAGTGTGCCGCTAGCTAGTTGAGTCATAGAGCCACTTGATGCTGTCGCCCATGCTGGCACTCCGCCCGATACTGTGAGCACTTGTCCGGATGATCCAATACCGATTCGAGATTTTGCAGTGCTCGATGTGTAGTAATCGATGTCACCGGCTGTCGTTCCCGGAGACAGTGACTTCAGTGATGTATCCACTGATGATCCAAGTGTGCGAATCGCAGACGCGCCATCTTTGACGAGTGCCGTATTGTCCGGCGTTGTCCATCCGTAGTTGGTCGTCGTTGCCATGTTTTCTCCTTATGTCTAGGCGACTATTGTCGCATTTTCCCACGTCAAAGTCGGTGATATTGAGTTCCATGTCTCCACGATTGGCACATTCGTCCATCTGAAAGCTTGCAAGCTGTAAGCGACCGGAGACAGATTGATTGTCAAGCTCAGTCGATTGTATGAAGTGGAGAATGTCCAGCCCTCGACGAATCCTTGGAATGTGCCGCCGATCATGTTCACCGGCAAGTCAGTGATGTCCACCGGTAATCCCATGAAGATTGAAAGTAAGTCGTCGCGATCTGTGTCTGAAAGCTCTGGATTTGTCAGCTCATAGCTGAGAGTCTTGAAGATGTCGGATGGATAAGCTCGGAGCTCCAGATAGAAATTGGCTTGGCTGAGAGCATCTGCGGAATTATGCAAAGTCGTCGTGACGATGTAGCCCTGCTGTCCGTAGGTCGCGATAGATGTGGCGTCGATGGCAGATTGTTCAGCTGAAGATGTCGCGTTGTATTTTACCGTGACCGAGTTGCGAAGATCACCGGTGCGACGTGCAACTGAGATTCCGTTGGCTAGCGCGTGATTAGCTGAGAGCTCGCTGTATCCGTTAGCTGCAAGATATTGGCTGCGATGTGTGCTGTCTGCATAGCAGATTCGACCTTGGCCGTCTTCGTAAAGATAGCCAAGTCCAGATGTTGCAAGACCGGAGACGATATTGAGAGCTGTATTGCGTGATGATGATCGAGCTGCGAGCTCATAGTCTCCGGGTCGATCTATCTCACCGAGTCCAGCATTCTCGGCGTTTTCCCATGTTGTAGTCGGATCATAAGTCGCCCATGTGAGAGCCGGCGGCACATCATCCCATGTGTTAAATAAGAGCGGCGAAAGAATGTCATAAATCTGATCGCCATCGAAATCTTTTGACAAGACGCCATCGACCAGAATCTTGGCAAGCTTGGCCAGTGCTCCCATAGCGATGATTTTGATGGATTGCGTGATCATTACTGATCCAGCACTTTTGACTGTCTGCGATATGTCTGTGACGAATCCACCGAAAATTGGCACGAATGTGCCAGTGGAGTCTTTGACTTCGATTGCTATCTGGTCATTTAGATCTGCGGCAATAGTCACATTCTCGTCGAGATTGATAATTTCTACGGAGCAGTAGCCGGCAGCTGGCTGGACGTAGAAGTCGGTACGTCCGGACGTAATTGAAAGATTTGCCAGTGTTATGTCTGTGTAATCGATGCCGCCGATTGTGACCGACCAGACCGGAGACCAATTGCTCATCGGTCGTACGCGCCCACTGTGGAGCTAATACCGCCGCGAGCGAGTGAGTCTTGGAATACTTGCTCGACTGCTCTGGCTGCGCCTTCTGGATCGCCTACGATGCCCATATTGATGGTCACATTGGTCGCAGCTTCTCCACGGCGGAATGAGCCGACATCGAATGCGCTAGACGATGGAGTTCCTGTAAGCGCATTGGCTTGATTCTCCAAGACTCTGAATTCCTTTGTAAGAGCGTTGAGCTGTGCAATTCCGGCACTCTTACTTATGCCACCGGTATCGACAAGGAATTGAAGCTCCGAAAATTGATCTGTGACTTTAGTCAGACGATCGAAAAGATTCTTGACATTGGTCGCTCCCATTGGAGTTGATCCACCAGTGCCACCACTGCCACCGCCGCTTCCACCAGTGCCACCAGCACCGCCACCACGGAATCCACCACCACCGGCTAGTCCACCACTGCCGCCGCCGCTAATTGCGGATGGAGTGCCACCGACGGCAAAATTGCCACCACCAGAATCATCTCCGCCCCTATTTAAGAAAATGCCAGCACCAGCTAGCAAAGCAATAGCACCGGCAACGCCAGCTGAAGCTCCTACAAGCGAGACGCCACCTGTTGCGGCTGCCGTCGCGACAGCTGCGCCAGAAGCCGCCGTGCGCCATGCAATAAACGCAGTGACCAATCCTTGAATCACTGTGACGAATGCTGCGATTTTAGCCGCCACGAATACGCCAGCGATGACTGTACCGATGACCAGTAATTCTTCTTTCAAGTCCACAATCGTCTTGATAATACTTCGGACTTTTTCGCCCCACGCAAAGAGATCCCTTTGAGATTCTGTCAAGCTCGCTTTCAATCCGTAGTTACCAGTTAAGCCAGCGATGAATCCATCCAGTGCCGGAATGAGAGTCTCCAGCACGAAAGTCGCAAGCTTTTCCGCGACCGGTAGCAGAGCCGCTCCGATAGCTTCTTTCGATTCTTCGATTGCAATTGACATCGATCTAAATCGAGCTTCAGCTGTCTTGGCTTGATTCTCTGAGAAATTTCCGTATGTAGCTGTGAGATCTTTGACTATCTGGTCATTTGATGCAGTCTTCAGATAATTCTCGTCAAGACCGAGACCAAGCTTCTTCAAAGCTGTATTAGATCCCTCGTTGGCCTTGGCCAGAGCATTGGTTGTCGTTTCCAGTGACTTACCACTTGCGGCACTTAGGTCAAGCGCAAGTGCTAGGAGATCCTGCGCCTCT